GGGTACTGGGTGAGCGTCTGCTGTATGAGACAGCCCGCGACCGGGATCTGCAGGGTGTTTTTTCAGCCCTGCTGCTCATCGCCAGTGAAAACCTCAAAGACGACAAAGAAGCGCCTGTCTGGTTGGAGACGGTGCTGCGCCAGTGGACGATGCTCGAGCGTGGACACCTGCAGCACGGCACGCCTGAGCAGGCAGATGAGCAGGGTGCCAGCAGCCAGGGATTTGAGGAGCTGGCAGCAGTCCTGAGCCTGATACCGGGGCCTGGCGATGAATAGCAGCCTAAAATGGATTTATGATCGGGGTGTGTGGATGCAGCAGACACAGACCACACACCGCGCAGTGCACATGCGATGCCCAGGCAGCTGGGTATGGATCGTGCGCCGTGGCACTGATGAGGGTGAGCCCATCGGTGCTGGTGAGGCATCCAGCCTGGATGAAGCCAAGCGCACCGCCTCACGCATAGGTGTCACCGTACACCTGGACTGACACACACAGAGGAGCCCGCACTATGGACATGCATCCACTCATCACCGTGGCAGAGGCATCCAGCCTGACAGGCCGGACACACAAAGCCATCCAGACCTGGTTGAGCAAGGGACACATCAAAGGCTGGCGCACGAGCGCAGGGGAGTGGATGATGCCCCGTGATGCTGTGCTCAGGCATCATCAGAGCATCCGGCGTGCACCTGGCATGCGTGAGGAGCCTTCACCCGTCACTGCGCAGCAGCAGCCACTCATCCAGCCCACTGCCACCATTGACACCACCACGATTGAGCACGTGGCACAGATTACTGTGAGCCTGGCAGTGCTGCGCCTGCAGTGCACTGATGTGAGACACGAGCTCGTGCGCCACCTGGCAGCAGACCTGCAGTGGCTGCTGGATAAGGCCACACCTTGACGGTCTACATCCCGGCCACTGTGCCACAGGTGCTGCACGGAAAGCTGAGCCACGTGCTGAGTGATGTGGCGCACTTTGCTCTGCTGCACAAAGTAGCGGACAAGGACACAAAACAGCCCATTCCTTTTCAGCCACTGCCTATGCAGCGCAAAATATTCGAGGCAGTGCAGGCCGGGCATAAGCGGATCTGCATCATCAAAGCCAGGCAGGTAGCAGCCACCACTGGGTGCAAAATGGTACTGCAGCACCTAGCAGTCACCACACCACATGCTGCCATGTGTGCCCTGGTATCCATGCGTGCAGACTCTGCTGCAGTTCTGCTGCGTGAGCATAGGAGGTGGCTGGATGAGCTCCCTGCGCAGCTCAGGCGACCGCTTCGAATAGGCAATGCCGGGGAATTGGTGCTGGATGATACGGGTGCCTCGATAAAGGCTTTCACCACACGATCAAAAACGGGGCTGCGCTCTTTCCAGCCCATCGCTGCTGTGGTGTCGGAATTTGCCTATGCACCAAATCAGGATGAGGTTTTAAAGCAGACAGATGCTGCTGTGGGTGACCAGGGTCTGCTCATCATCGAAAGCACTGCACAGAATCCAAACGACCGCTTCTCACAGATAGTGCGCGGTGCACCGGACAATGGGTGGCACCTCATAAGCATGTACTGGCATGAGCACCCTGCATACCAGGATGACACGTGGCCTGATGATTTCCCTGCATCACTGACCAAAGAGGAGCAGCAGGAGCAGGAAAAATACGGGCTCAGCATTCCTCAGCTGTACTGGCGCAGGCGCAAGATCCTGCAGCTGGGCTTGGATAATTTCCGCATTGAGTACCCAGGCGATTTAGAGGACTGCATGCTGCGCCTGAGCGGAGCCTGGTTTGACCCGGCCATCATGCAGCGCATTGAGCCTGTGGATGCAGTGGGTGCACAGCGCCAGCTGGAAGCACCGCACCACATGGACAGGTATGTGATGGGTGTGGATGTGGGTGGTGGTGTAGGTGGTGACTACTCAGCACTTGTGGTGGTGTCAGTGGGCACCCTGCAGCCTGTGTACGTGCAGCGCAGCAACAAACTCACACCGCGTGAGTGGGCACATGAGGTGGTGCGCGTGGCTACCCGGTACAACCAGGCGCTGATTTTGGCTGAAAGCAACAACCATGGGCATGCTTTATTGCTGGAAATCGAGCACTGTGGATACCGCACCCTGTGGCGAGATCCCCGCACAGGCAGGCCGTGGACTACCACCATGCAGAGCAAGCTGAATGCGCTTTCAGTCCTGCGCGATCACTTGGAAGTGATCACACGGATGGATAGAGCGATGTGGCTTGAGCTGCGCAGCCTGACACTGCCTGAGGGTAAGGCCACACCACAGGCACCACCTACCCAGCACGATGATATGGCAATGGCGTGCGCTTTGGCGTATCGTGCACTGGCAGATGTACCGCCAAGCTGGCGGACTGAGGGACACAGGGCAACGCGTGTGCGGGCTGAGAGCCTGATAGATAAAGCAAAAGCACGACGGATATCGAGCAGTGGGCTACCATTCTGAGCAGGGGCATAGATATGAAAGCAGAGGAAATACAGCGGATCCTGGCACAGCATGATGCCTACTGGGATGATCAGCGTGCAGAGCTGCGTGAGCTCAAATCTTTCTACATGACGCGGTACTGGAAAGAGCGCCAATCCATCCCATACGGGGACATGAGCCAGGTGCTGCGCACGGAGCTGCCCAAAGCATTTGCTGTGGTGGAAAGCTACCTGGGCAGTCTGTATGCCAAAAATCCTGCTGTGATCTGTGGCCCTGATATCCGTGGCCGTGGCAATCCACAGGTAAGTGAGGCAACGGCCAATCGGTATCTTCTCACCGCACGTGAGCAAATCGAGGATGCCACACGCCTTGCTTTGTGCTTCCCCTGCGCTTTCCTAAAGTTGGCACCCGTGGCAAATGTGGATCCTCTCAAACGCGTATCCACAGCTGCAGTCCCTCCGTGGGAGGTGATTCTGGATGCCACAGCCAGCAGCTGGGAGGCACAGCGATATGTGGGGCATGTGTACCTCATGCCACTGGATGAGGCAGCTGTGCGCTATAACAAGCGCAGGGACGGATTTGCTGCACGTGAGTACACATCCTGGATTGACCAGACCAGCCAGGAAGTGAGCCCCCTGCAGTCCGACTATGGGCAGGCCGTCACAGATGATGGGCGATGGGTGCGCGTGGTGGAGATGTATGACCTGCAAGCCGATGAGCTCCTGGTGTGGTCACCTGACTACAAAGATGGAGATCGATTCCTCTTTACTGGTGTAAAAGTCCAGGTGGGTGCGCTCGATCCCTCTGCAGGCACTGATACTGGACTGGATGAAATCGTGCAGGAGACAGAGCACGTGACCAGTGGGATCCCATATAAGAGCGCCAGTGGTAGGCCAGTGGTGCCCATCATCCCCCTGTATTTCTCACGGGATCCTGAGATCCCCCTGCGTGGCTATGCCCTGCTGGCACGCATCCGTGACCAGCTAAGGGAAGCAAATGTGATGCGCACATACCAAAGCCAGGGGGTGCGCAGGATGGCACGCCAGTGGCTTGTGCGTGAGGGCTTCCTCTCAGAATCAGCTGCATCCAAAATGGCACAGGGTCTGGATGGCGAATTCATCGAGGTGGATGCACCACCTGGCACCAGTATCTCTGCTGAGATTGTGCCAGTGCCAAATCCTCCCATCCCTGTCGATGTGTCTATGTATGCTGCGCAGGTGCTGCAGGATATCAATGATTCAGGCGTGCTGGGGCCGTTCACCCGTGGTGAGGCCACAGGCATCACAGCCACTGAGAACAGACTGCTGGCTGCTTATTCCTCATCAGACATCGGGCGCATGGCACGCATACGTGATGCAGTGATCAGCAATGCAGCAAGAACGTACAATATCATGCTCAGTGTCATGCTGGGTGACGAAGCTGAACCACTGAGCCTGCCCAATCCAATCGGCCCCACGATGCTCAGTGCAGATGATCTCACGGGTGATTTCGAGTACTGGGCAGTGGATGCTGGCAGCACTCCGATGAGTGACCTGACAAAGCAGCAGGCACTGGTTGCCCAGGCCGGGCTGCTGCTGCAGCTGGGTGTGTCACCTGAGAAGCTGCGTGCTGAGATTATCCGTGCATTCGATTTCCCTGAGGATTTCAATGTAGTTGAACCCCCACCACCACCTGAGCCTATGGCAGCACCGATGGAGGCAGGCGCACCAGCTCCTGCAGGTGTTCTGCCTGAGGCACCCGGATTGCCACCTGATAGGAGCCTGTGACATGCTGCCTATTATCGCCTCAGTCAGTGGGGGCAAAGACAGCACCGCGATGTGCCTGCATCTGAAAGAGCAGGGGCTTAACTATCGTGCCGTTTTCATGGATACCGGGTGGGAAACGCAGGAGCTGTACACTTACATTGATGAGATACTGCCTGGCATCATTGGACCGATCATCACCATACGGGCCACGATTGATTTACCTGATGATCTGGAACCAATCGCCAAGCACTTTGAAGACAAGATGGGGCGCTATAGCGCAATGGTGCGCAGGGTCATTAAGTACAGCACCTTTCCGTCAAGGATGGCAAGGTGGTGCACCGATGAAGTCAAGATAAAGCCAATGAAGCAATTCATTGATGCCCTTGATGAAGACATTTTGAACACAGTAGGTGTCAGGGCAGAAGAAAGCAGCGCACGGGCAAAGCTGCCAGAGTACGAATACAGTCAAAAACTGGGCTGTGATGTGTGGCGACCGATTCTGCGCTGGTCACTGCAGGAAGTGATTGACATTCACCACCGACACAAAGCGGTGCCATGCTCGCAATATTTCAAAGGTGCAAGCCGTGTGGGTTGTCACCCGTGCGTCTTTGCTCGCAAAGCAGAGCTGCGCATGATTGGAGAGCAAGACCCGGCACGGGTTGCCCTGCTGCGTGAGCTGGAAGATGTTGTAAATGACCTGAAAGCAAAAAAAGGTAAGCCACCTTCTGCATGGTTTATGGCAAAGACCGGGCGCACGGGTGACTGCTGGCCTATTGATAAAGTTATTGACTGGGCAATGACTGCACAGGGCAGGCCTGCACAGTATGAGCTTTTTGCTGCACCCTCATCAGACACTGGGTGTGTTCGATGGGGCATGTGTGATCTTTCCACTGATAGGAGCCTGTAAATGCCACTGACTGAAAAAATGCCTGATGAGCGTGCTGATGTGCTTATCATTGCTGAACAAGCCGACGACATGATTGGGGATACCCTGGCTGAACTAATCCCCCGGCCTGAGAAGCCATACAAGGCCAGCACCGTCACCGCACTGGCTGAGGCCATCCGGAAGGTGGTGGCGCTCATGGATCGTGAGCTGGAAGCGCGCCCATACACTGCGCCTGTGGATGAGCTTGATGCAGACCTGGTGCGCTACCTGGCAGCAGTGATGGAGGCGGCAGCTTCCTATGGCAAACCATCACCAGTGCGTGCAGAAGATGTGCGTGGTGACAATGAATTGATTGTGATCACTGACCATCTGATGCAGCTGAGTCGGGATCGTGACTTTCGCGATTTCCTGCAGGAAGAGGAGCTGGCAGAGGATGTGGCCTACGATGAGGATGCTGCGCAGCTCATGGATGAGGAAGAGGACATGGATGAGATGCTGATGCGAAGGATGGGCTGACATATGGCACTGAGCCTGCGTCAGCTGCTGGGTAACCTGGGCATCTCAGGCCGGGGTGTGTCTGCACGTGACCAAAGACCACTGGAGCTCATAGGCAGCAGCAGCAAAGCAAAGCTCACCAGTGCCATCCTGCAGCACCTGCCTGTGCAGTTTCACTATCGCCCTGTGGATGAGAATGGG